TAAAAAACAATCTTCCTCGTATTAAATTGAAAAACTGTCTAGGTATGATGAAAACAGTTGATACGACGACCGGACTCATGCCTGATCTTCGTTTACCTTAGTGGCGAGATAGAATTTTAAGTCTCCTAGGTTCGCGACATTGTACCGTAAAATTAAGAATCGGTTTTGATCCTCCTGCATAATCTGCACAGTTGAACACATACTAGTAGCCTTTGTGAAAATATTCATGTACTTCAGTGAATATGTACCAGACATCGTAGGACATTCTTCCACGCATTGAATTTCCGTCTCCTGGTTCGCAAAATCCCCCTTACATACGAGCCGTAAAATATTTCCACCTCGGTGAATTTCTAATTCGTCTCCTATGTTAGACATATCTCTACAAATTCTCTGGAAATCTATGGAGGGTATAGGTGTGTTAACCATCATATGCATATCTGGAACTTCTATTTGATTTTCGTTAATATCAAGAAGTTTCAACTCAAACTTAGTGGATGTCTTTTTTTGCTCACTGTGGATCTCGATATTCATATGCTCTTTCGATCGAATTGACATGATCAGAATATCGTTTACGGTGATAGTTTTGAGAAGTTTGTGCATGTTTGTCATATTGACACCACAATCGATCTCTTCCTCGCATTCATATTCTTCAAAATTCTCAGCTGGGAGATGCATATCGATAAGCGATGTTCGCGCCGTATCAAGTGTAACGATGTACATACCACTCGGTTTAAAGTATATGTTCACGTCGTTGAGAATATCTTTAAGAACTTCAAATGTAGACTTAATGGCCGCGGCTTGAACGGTCACAAGTTTCATACTATTTTGTCCACAACTCAATTCTTTATATCCGTATAAGCGGAGTCTTCAACTTTACGACTAATTTTTGCCTCGAGTTCCGCGGTCATAGGTGGTTGTAATGACCTCCCGTATTCTTCTATCGTGAACATGTCACTCGTTCCTTCGCCGTCGAGAGTTGTCGTATTTAGACTACCCCCAAATCCACATGTTTCGAGGTCTTGTACTGGTAAAAGCGATTCCAACCAATTATGAATTTCCTTACCGACGAGGATCTTCCCATGTTTAGTCAACATCGTAGGAACCCTGGTAATTTTTGATCTGTACTGTGGGGGAATACCCAGTTCAGATACATTATGATATTGTACGATCTGTTTCAATTGACTATGACTGTTTATGAAAGTTAACACGTCCATACTATGTTTACACTTTGGGCTGAAGACTAAAAGTGACATCTAAATTATCATCTCAAAAAAAATCGGTAAATTACACACGATTTTTTTGAAGGTCTATATTAAATGATAAACATCTTGTTATTCATACTGGTCATTTTATTAGTCATGTCCAGGGAAGAGAAGTACTCAGTCGCTTCGAAAGAGAGTGGTGCGATTGTACTCAACGATCCATTGCCGAATATGCTAGAGTATGTAGAAACAAAACCGATCGTAAATCACGACGTAATGGAGTCACTCGTACTCACGACGAGTAAGTATATCAAGGAAAAGACGGGAATTAACAATTACATCATAGAGACGAGTGGTTTGAAACAGTTCAGACACAAACAAAAGAATCACGGTATGTATAGATGTATGTTTATGGTTTTGAAGCGAGGTGGATTCCCATATGGTTTTATGGTAGCCGTTGATATCCTGGTCACGGATGCAAGTTCTATAGGTACAACAGGTAAGCCTAACACCAGGGTTATAAGCGCTCGATCTCAACCGATGAATGTTAAACCACCCGTGGATAGAACCCCGTTTGAAAGTACAATTCAAGGACACGAATACATACCGTTTGACGAAATTAGTAAAAGTGAGGAAGAATTGCTAAAAAATAAGTCCAGCTAATATTAATGATAAGCGTAGAGGAGATCTCGCGAATAACTAATAACCGGAATCGTATGAAAAAAGAGACATACGTGGAGTTATATAAACAAATTTCGCGTAAAGTACGAAGAGCGGTTGAGTCTCAGAAAAGGAGAGTTGCGTTCGAGGTGCCTGCATTTATAGTAGGGTACCCAACGTACGATCGTTTAAAAGCAACCTCTTATCTCAAAAGACAGTTGGAGTTGAGTGGATTCATTGTACATATAACAGGCAATTTTGAATTCACTATCACATGGAAAATTAAAAGAGACAGGGAGTCGCAACCGGGATCGATAGATCATATAGAAGATTTCCCTACGCTGGTTAATCTTAAAAAGGTGGCAAATAGATACAGGAGAGATGCGCAGTAACGCTGATAAAAAAAGACCCGTCTATCATAAATGGATAATTTGAACATTTTAGTCGAAGCTAAACGCGAATACATGGAACAGCTATGCATTCTTATGTGTCCAGTTATGATCGAAGTTTTTGAAGATATGTATACAGAAGCCCAAAAGTTATCTAAAGGTCGTAAAGTCCTGTTGATGTTCCAGAATTTATTGAAAGACGTCCCCGAGTGGAACGAAACAATGGCTAGACAGCATACAGAGAATATCGCCGCGCGATGTGCGTGGTTTAGGGATCTCGTCGCCGCGGTCTTTGTCAGTTCTGTAAAGATTCTGTCAGCCGTTCGACTGAGTTCCGATTCTAAGAAGATGTCGGTCAAACTTCCTACAAATGAAATCTTCATTCACACGTGTTATAAGAACGCTGCGAAGGATGTTTACCGAGATCCATATGTTTTCACCGATAGTCAATCGGAGCATGCTCGCAACGATAAACTGTACGAACGATTCACAGCATGTGTGGAGACGACTGTAAAGGAGTTAATCCCAGTCCAACAGATTTTACAGACATACATGTCTTCCAACGGAGAAGACATACTTGATCCCCAAGACGCTAACATGGTTGAGGATAATATCGAAGAGTACGACGAAGAAAACCCTGGTGAAATGGGAGGGGGTTTTGAAGGGCAGCCGGAAGAAGGTATGGAAGGAGAAGGTATGGAAGGAGAAGGTATGGAAGGAGAAGGTATGGAACACCCCATGGGTGATATTGAAGATGAAATGGGAGAACCATCTGAAGAGTACCAGGAACAGGCGGAACAGCCCATGGAAGAGTATGAAGCACCCCAGCAGCCAGCACCTAATCCATTTCAAAATGAATTTAGAACCGTGAATACTCGACCCCAGCAGCGCCAGGGTCCAAGTGGTGACCTATTCGCAGATGCAGCAGACACCAGGAGTAAAAAACTCCGCTATTAAATATGGACGAATACTTCCGCGACCCGGGTTCCGCGGCCATAATTGCAGCCGGTCTTACCGCTTTATACATTCACGGCAAAGCTCGACTCAATGATGAGGGTACTCTCTCTACGAGCGCTTATGCCAAACCAGCAGCATTAATAGCTATACTAGTCTATTTCATCATATCTAACGGCTTAGGTAAACGTGAAACTATTTCTACCGACCCCTTTTGAGTAACTTAAAGATTAATCGCAACATATGTTATATATGACTTCCGTTACAGCGTTTAACGACATGATGGGCCAATTTCTCATGGAACTGCACAAAACTTTCCCAGAAGAGAAGGGTCTCAAAAAGTACATCGCTGCTTTTGAACTTATGAGATCCGCCAACGGCAAGATGATTGTCGATGGTTTCATGGAAAACGTCGCCCCTCATGTGGATAAGATCAACTCTAAGGATGAATCCTTCTTCCTCGAACACGCAGAAAATATTGAATTTCTCAAGGATATCAATCTTAAAAACTGCTGGCCTAAGGCGTCTGCAGGTACTAAGGATGCTATCTGGCAGTATCTCCAAACGCTGTACATGCTTGGTACTACTATTACCTCAATCCCAGCGGACACACTTAACATGATCGAGACGGTCGCCAAGCAATGCGCAGACAAGCTATCCAACGAAGACGGTGAACTCGAAATCGACGAGAATAAGCTTATGCAGTCCATGCAGGGGCTACTCAGCGGTATGTTGAAAAAATAAACTAAGCATAATATAAATGGTCTCACTGTTTGTGGATCCAAAGCAGGTTGTCAGGTCTGATAAAATTACCGAATTTTGGCCCACTAATCAACAGACGACGGTCGAAAGGGTAAATGCCACAGCGCGATTCGTCATTTACGCGACATGCATTTTGTATCTCATCAGACGAGATATGCGCATTTTTATATTAGGGGCTACGGTCCTCTCAGTTTTATATGTAATGGAAAAGTCTAAAATGATAAAGGGAAAGAAGGCGAAGAAAGAGACGTACGTTCCGGAGTGTCAGCTTCCCACGGTTGATAATCCTATGGCGAATGTTTTGATGAGCGACTATGATGGTCGCCCGGATCGTCCTTCAGCTTGTGGATATGAGACAGTTCGCGATGAAGTGAATCATATGTTATCAGGCCATATTCCTTATGGTCCCCAAAAGTCCCGATCTCCCATGCCCGATGCTCAACGAAATGCATTTTCTAGGCAGTTCGTTTCGGGCCCCGTGACGAATATTCCGGGTGATCAGACCGCTTTTGCGGAATGGTTATATGGTGAGAAAGGTGCCCCTATTTGCAAGTCTGATCCGAGTTTGTGCAATGTCAATGCTCGAGGGGTGCAATTAGAGGCATTTGGTGGCTTAGATTCAAGTGGTGATATGCGTAGTGGTATGTTCGGTGGAGGTAATGGTCCAGCTTAGATAGATAATATTCTCATGTAATAATAAATGGCGTATCAGCTTCAACCAGGATTGAAAATTGTCGAAAACCCCGCTCGCCCTTCTGTCTGTGCTACGGAAGAGGTATTCACTTACCCCCAGCCCAGTACCCTTAACTATGGTTCCAGTAGACCCAATACCATGTTATACGGTACCTCTCCTTTCATGGCGGGTAAGGGTGCCCCCGCTCAGTTTATAGAGACGAGTGACATGCTCCGCCCTCAATCCACGTCTAGATTTAACAAGGTCGTCACCCAGACGTACGAACAAAATTTATTCCCTCTCCAAGACATGAAATGTAAGCTTCCTCTCAACACGGTACAATATGATCCCATCAGCACCACAGCCGAAACTCAAAATATGCACAGCCACTTGATCGAAGAAGTTTAAGTTTACAAATAACAGATTATCTACGCATTGAAAGGGGAGATGTATATCCTTCTATTTCACCTCTCATTTTAGATGGGAAAAGGGTTAATGGGAGATATACAAAAGCAGATCTGAATTACGGATTTGGATTTAATGGAATTGATCTTTTTGGGCGTACTTTCTTAGATTTTAAACTCAAAGGAAATGTTGAATTAAAAACAGTTTCTGGAAACTTAGTTGAGGGAGTTCAATATAAGAAAGGAGTCAATAAAGCATATCAGCTTTTGGAAGATTTGATTCAATACGATGACGTAGGTAACCGAATATATGTTTTTAGTAGGAGAGGTTATACTTTTCCAAGAAAAATTAATGCAGCTCGCTTAGCATTCTCTTTTAATAATCGATTAAAAGGAGGATTTCATTTTTTAAAAGCTAAAGATGATTTTGAAAAAGTAAAAACAAATGTATCAATTGAAAATTTATTTTCAGTAAGTGAATTAATAACTGGAGATAGTATTATAAACTATTATACGATACCTCAATTTATTGATTC